TGGTAACGTAACAGGCAGTATCGTATACGCGTATCCGATAGCAATTAGGCCTGACTTGTAGCATTGCTAGTCAACTTCTTAGTACAACACATAGTGAATCTATATCGATTGAAAGAAAACATATAAACAAGGATGTACGTGCCCTCCTTTCTCATCCTTAAGTGTGCCTTAACCTTAGTTCAGTAGCTGTAAACAGCATCTGAATCGGGTCATCACTGACCTCGGTAGCATTCTCACTTAAGTATTCCATTTGGGCGGGTTAACTAGCCGGCATACTGGTTCCTTATTCACTGAAGAAGCAGTCAATGATGCTCAACCCATTTATTGTCATGAATGGATCTTTGAGTTGGCTCATCAACTTTTCGAATTGGCGGATCATCGCTTCATCAATGCCGTACTTAACGTATAGCCAGTCTTGGAAATAAAGTTTATCACCCTCGGTGATCTTGACTGACTCCCGGTTATTAAACTCGAGAACGCTGAGTACTTTCAACTCTTCCAGTACACTGTTTAAGTGTAAGAGATCTTTTGACGAATCTCTCTTAATACCGGAAACCCTGATAAGCATATTAAAGTATGCATCGAACACGGGGAGCCCCTTGGCCCAACTTAAGCCACACAGTCCATTGGCATAAGCAAGGGTTTTCAAATAACCCTCAAGCTTACCTGCCTTGAACAGTGGGACGTGAGTCGACCATGGAGTGAGTTGGAACACCCTCTTGGGTATTCTAACAAGGAAATGGCGTACGTTTCCGCACTCATCCATTCCAGGAACAAAGTATGCTGACAAGAAGTCCATTTCGTCTAAGTTGCCAAACTTGATAAATTTGACGATTTGGCCAAGACCTTTGTCTTGTTTCTTCTTGTCAACAGCAAACAACTTATGCACTGTGTCCTGAACTTTAGTTTCATTCGATCTGTCAATACAGAACAGGACATCATCACCTTTACAGATGATCTTAGCGGGGACACCAGCTTGCTCCATTGTGAATCTCCAATAGCTCGCTTGCAATATGGTGTTTGCCCAAGTGGTCCAACCATCACCAGAAGCACGAGTGCCTTCAGTTTTGTAGGTGATGTCGCCATTCATAACATCGACATTGAGGGAATCGGACATTTGAAAGATTTCAAGTATGTCACTTGAATCGATCTCCTCAGGGAATATAATATTCCCAGAACATACATTGAACAGCCTACCTAGCTGTTGATGGAATTCTCTTAGGATCTCAACATGTTGTGTCATGTCGAAACCAGAGCCATCTGCGGAGCCATACCATGGATTGTGGAAGTACTCGCTCCAAGTGTTGATTTTACTTGCGAGTTCTTCCCAGTTTACGCCGCCACAGTATTCTGGAATACTGTTAGCCGAAACTTTCTCCATGCTGTTTACAAAAGCATTGCCAATAATTTTCTTGACATTGGATGGTCCACAAATCTGTCGTTCTTTTGGATCCTCGCCTTCGAAAAATTGTTTTTCGATTTTGGGGAAAGCGGCGTATTTCTTCTGGGTGTATTCGCCGCCCTGTGCTTGGCGTGCTATTCTGGCCAAGCGCATCTGTTGTCGATATTTGAGTGGGTATTTGGATAACCACTTATCTTCGTCCACGATTAATCCCTCAGACATTATGTACCTGATCATTTCATCGAAAATGTTCTTGAGGGTTTGCTTCCACTGTTCCAAAACTTTCAGATCTGGGCGTACCAAATTGGAACAGGCGCGAATGCTGGCTGCGACCTGAGTGAGGGTGCAGTTGTGTTTAATGACTGGGGTCATTTCGATGCTTCCATTTAGAATTGGGGAGTTCTGGTAAGCATAGATGTCACGAACACAGTTGCAACCGATTGTTTCGGCATACTCTTCACCGTCCTTGTAGAGTGAAGGGTTGAGATGCTCGACGTTGCACTTGAATGTTGACCTATCGTTGATAAGCTTAGCGTCGAGTCGGCTCCTATCTTCAACACATCTTCCACTCAGAGTTCGGTAGGTGGATGGTGCGATGAACAATTTCTTGATGGCCTTGCAAATGAGGTAAACAATCAAGAAAGTGATGAGGGTTTCTACAGGGTGTTCAAACCCGAAGTTACCATCAGCGGCATAAGCAAAAAGCTTAGTTGTTCCGTTGCGGTACTCCCTAATGTAGTGGCCTGCATCAATTTGAGTATCAGAGTGTGGACCAGAAAACACATGAAGTGATTTCACCGGAACACCCAAGCGATCATGGGGTCCAAGTCCGTCAAACACTCTGACACTAGGAGCTTCATACCTAACACCTGCATTGAGTTGTTCGGGGGTGTAGGTAATCATCATTGCATTCAGCTTCGGCAAAAGTATTGCCGCCATGATGAACATGAGGAGACAGCAGATGATTCTGCAGTTCGATTTGGGTCTCCAAGACTGAAAAGTTCCAGCATTTCTCGCATTCATCTCTTCAATGTTGTCATTAATATTGATAAAACTATGAATGTCGATGGCGTCGTTTGCGCACATATCCCAAGCAATCTTTGCTGCTGCTGAGTAGTCAGCGTGTCGGGTGATGTCGTATGAGCCGCTTTGAATCTTCATGCGAATAGCACGGCCATATTGGGCGATGGCATCGCTGGTTTTGAGACCGAGCTTGCCAACGGCGAGTTTATAAAACTCGAGGACATCGTCTTTCCTGACGGTGAAACGCTTTGTGAGCGTCGCACGTTGTGCCACGAGACCTACTACCGGTAAATGGTAGCTGAAGGTCCCTGCTGAGGCGTCAAGAATATCCACCCTCGCTCCAACTCTGTTAAGAGCTGAAATCAAGGATGGATGGAGGGAGCCAAACCACTTCTTGATGTGGTCAGTGACTGGTTCTGGCTGAACCTCCTTGAAGAGGGTGTTAAATAGGGGCACACCTGGAATCTCTTCGTCGACACAGACAACTTTGCAGAGGACGTAGCGGTGTTTACCATACGGAGCCTGTTTCTTGACAGTGAAAAGAATGAAATACACCTGATTGTCGTTCGGGTTGGTGTATCTCACCTGCCAAGAGTGTTCACTGGAGTTGAGGATGCAGTGTTCATAAACACTTTCATTTCCGGCTGTTTGCATTCTTACGCGGTATTGCCCATCCGAAGTGATCTTCACGTCACCCTCGCTGTCAAAGAGCTTGTACTCTTTATATCCAGCACGGATAGCGTGATCAAAATCACCGAAGGCAACCCATGCTCTTTTGGTCATGGGGCTTGCGCGTAAAAATTCGCAAATACCCTCAAAAACTCCACCATAATAAATTGAGTCGATGGAAGTGGCGATTGGGGTATTTGGAGCGAGTCCACAGTGGCAAATGCCTGCTGCGGTTGCACGACACTGGCAGTAGCCAGCATCAGTGACTCGCTTTTGTGCACCGATGGTTGGGTAACCCTCGGTCAGTGCTTTATGATTCCAGTTGGCGTGTCGAATGCGGTCAAGGACGCCTGTACTGGGCACTGTCATCCAGATTCTTTGTGAGTAGGGAATCTTCTGGATGGCACCAGCATTAAGGATTTGAAACTCGGAGGTCATGATGCGGGTCCAGTGGGAGCCGATGTCAATCATGACTTGAGACTGTTCCTCAAAGAACAACGATTGCTGCATGTGCTTTCTCAAGAAGGCCCCATATGCGTGTGGGTGGGGGCTGCAGTTCTTGAGCTCAAGTTTATCGCCAAGGTATCCGAAGAGAGTTTTCAGAGAGAGAGTGGCTTCGGTACCCATACATTGGGAGATTGTGAGACGATAAGCATTGAGACCATTAAAACCGTTGTCGGTTCTAACGATGGGAGCGGGACGAACCTGTTGAACAGGTTGTTGTTGTTGCTGTTGTGGTGCTGGCGCGCGTACGCGGTTTGCACCACCTCTATTATTATTTTGGTTACGAGGTTGTTGGTTTTGCATGTAAAATAAAATAGTTTGTTTTCCG